TTTATCACTGCACCGTTTGTTAGTGTTACTGAACCACCACCACTTCCATCAGTGCTAAGAGTTGCTCCACCGGGCGTAGTACCGTTTGATATTTTAAGAGTTGCTGTTACAGTATCGTAGAATAATTCGCCTGCTTTGCCTATATAAGTGCTGGCTGATTTGGCAATGGCTTTGGTAGTGAGTTTGCGAGTTGTCATTGTAAGATCCTTAATGGACATACAATGGATGTGCAAGAAGCAGAGTATGTTTTGTACTGTTATTTAGCTCAAAAGATGTCAACGGACTGCGACTCTAAGGCGTTGTATATATGTAGGGATAGAAATTCTTACATAACCTAAAAGGAAATATCATGAAAGCTATCGCAACCGTAATCGCAACTGCATTTGCCGCAACTGTGTTCGCCGCTGAGCCAGCTAAGGCGCCAGCAACTCCTGCTTCAGCACCAGCCAAAGTGGAAGCCAAGAAGGACGAGAAAAAGCCTGCAAAAAGTGACGGTGCAAAGAAGGACGCACCTAAAGCAGACGCAAAGCCTGCTACCCCAGCAAAGTAAATTTGACTTAGACGGCAGTGACCTCATAATAGACGATGAGGTCACGTTTGGTCGTAATCTAAAGGCTCGTGATTTTGGTAAGGTAGTTGAAGATGACTTATCAGACTATGTGAAGTTTAGATTATGGCTAGCACGTCAACTAGCTATGAGAGCATATGAAAAAGCCCGCGCATAAGTGGGCTTTTTTATTCTACTGATTCTTTATCAAAGTACTCAGGATGCAGTTTACCCCAATTACGCATGATAACTGCGGCTTGTGCGTTGGCATCGTTTTCCTGCGGTGATCCAGTTGAACCAGCGTCATCGTCATCTAGCTCATTGTTTAAGTCTTGCTTAAAATGAACCATTTCGTGTGCTAGTGTACGGCACACATCATTGATATGACGATTCTTTACTGTGATGGTAATGTGTTCAGCACCTGGACGATAGCCACCAAAGCTCTTGTGTTCCACACTGGATTTGCTGTCAAACACAAAGTCAAACTTTGGTAGGGTTTTTAGTTCCAAATGCTTGGCGGCGAAACGCACGAAATCGTGCAGGATAGCAAATGTATCCTTTTTGTTTAAACCTTCACTGAGTATTTCTTTAACTTTCATTTACTATTTATAGCCCGTAGTAGCTCTTGGTTGTATTATAGTTACTCAACATTTCATCATCTGTTAGTGCGCCGTTGTAGATCTGTATAGCACCAATACCACCTTGCATGTTAGGATCAGGTGGATTGCCCCAGTTTGACTTGCCAATATAGCATAAGGTTCGTGTGATGTTTACTGGCTTGCCGGTTACACCTGATCCGTACGGTTGTCCATCTATGTAGATTTTAGCAAGCCCTTGACTGAGGTTGCCTACAGTGTTGAGTGTAAATGTGGCACAGATCTGATGCCAGGCGTTTAATAATACTGTACTGGAGCCTGGGTAAGTTGATTGAAACTGTGATCCTTCAATATAGATGCCGGGCTTGCCTGTGCCGCCATATGTGTTGGATAACAAGATGTTGTTGGAGCCGGCGCCACGGCCAAAGTCTATGATTCGGTTCCAGTTTAATACTGCGCTGACATAAACCCAACTCTGTATGGTAAATGAGTTACCATCAAAATAAACGTTAGGCACACATTGAGCGTAGTTGGCATCACCTCCGGGGAACACAGCACAGTTTTGTCCGCCTACTGTTCCGTAAGCCACTGATCCATAGATGGTAGCATCATTGTGATTAGTGGTCAAGTCATACCAAGTGCCTGGACTGGCACTACGTGCCAAACTGTTGGTATTGCGACTGTCTAAATTCAAGATTAAGGTAGCACCAGTGGAACTGGTTTCGATAACTGTAATAGCAGTATCTGGATTGCTTGTGGACCAAGGACGTCCTGCTACTAAAGTTGAAGAACTTAAATATTGCCAAACAACAAAAGAATGACCAACTATACTGTTGGTTGTTAAAGTTAATTGCGTATCTGATTGTATTGATGCGATAGTGCCAATTCCAAAGTTTCCGTACGTTGATGTCAGAACTGTGCCAACAGTTAACGTTGTGAAATTGGTTCCAGAACCGGTTACAATTTTACTTGATGTGCTGGCACTAAGTAGTCCAGCGCCAGCACCTTGTACAGCGCCATTGGCATTATTAGTTATGGCGTTGCCTGTGTATTTTGTTGGTAATAAATTAATGTCTAAAGTGTTAGCGGCCCTGTAATAGTTCTTTGTTGCATCTGTACTGCCACTAATTGTGCCATCACGGGCCACAACTTTGCCCTGTCTTTTGGCAGTTGCTTTGGCCAGTTTGGCTTCTTGCTTTAACTGTTTAGTTCCTAGTGTTGAAATTCCGTTTGCGGCCATTATTTGTATCCTCTAGCAATATTTAGCTGTTAATCAGCTTAATACAAAGGACCCATTAACCGTATTTTTATGAATAAAGGTAAAATCCTTCGCCGACCATATATTTTTTATGTCACTGTTAACTTCATCACGTGTTTTTTGAACTTGATCAAATCCACGTTTAGTTGCCAATATTCTTGCACGTTGCGCGGCATTGGATTGTGCATGTGAAAAAATATGTCCTTGCCAACTATTTTCAGATTGTTTAAAGTCTAAATCATATACTATTGTATAATTGCCCTGTTGGTCTACATTAAATTGAATAAAACCGTTTATATTGCAACTTAATCGCGGGCCGTAATTATTTGCAATTTTCTCGCTATCAAAATTTAATCTTAAATCAAAACTGCCCTTCCATCGAAACAATAATCGGCCAAGGGCAAATATTTCATTTATAAAGCTGTCTGCTACTGGATTAATGTTTGAAGTTAGTATGTCAAAATCAAATGTTTCATATTCCACGGTATTTGTTAAATTTTCATGAAATGTTACGTTGAAAAAATCTTTAAAGTATCCATGTGCGTGATTATCCATATTGCACATTAATAAGACAAACATCTTCTGTCTTAACAATCGATGCAACTTGGTATTTTTAAAATCTTTGCTTATAGGTTCACCTTCCCATTTAGCATGTATCAAATTAAATCTATCAAAATTTTGACCTACGATAGATTCAGGACTGAGACCAAAACCCATACCTGGACCGATTGAATCCATATTTTTATAATTTCTAACCAAGAATGTAAGTGTTTCATATATATTTTGTGTAGTTTCAGTTGGAAATCCCACTATCCAATTTGTGTGCATTTTGATGTCAGTTAACTTGGCAGATTTTAAATTGTCCTCTATTACATCAACTGTTAGACCCTTATCCATATCTTTAAGAACTTTATTAGATCCAGATTCAATTCCAATGTGTAATGCAAAACATCCCGACTTTGCAAGTTTTTTATAAAATGCTAAATCCATTCGTTTGTCGCATCTAGCATAACCTGTCCATTTGATCTTTATATTTTTTTCTATAATCTGATCGCAAAAGTTTTCTAATTCTTTTAAGTTACCATTTACAAGACTATCCAAGAACCACACAAGATTTACCCCGTGTGTGTTATATAACAATTCCACTTCTTCTACAACTCTATTAGATTTTCTACTTCTAAATTTCCAAAAATGCGTTTCTTGACAAAAAGTACACTTAGCCGTACACCCTCTGCTAAATTCAGCACATACTCCGTTTGGTATCTTGTATTTTGAAAAATCACACCAGTTATAATCTGGAAAGGGCATCTCGTCTAAATCAAGACGTTGCGTAGAATCTTGAACAATCCAAGTTAACGTTTCTGGTACATCATTATTTTCAATCCTCTCTAATGCTTTTAATATATTTTCTTCGCCTTCACCGGATACCATAAAATCAAACGCAGGACTAGATTGCCAAAAACTCAAATGAGCCATCGGGCCGCCGGCTATTACTCGTATGTGTGGGAATCTTCTTTTTGCTTCTTCCACAAACCATTCAGCTATTTTTTGATTGCAATAGTATAATGTAATACATAATACAGTAATGTTATTATCAGCAATATACTGGAAGTATTTTTCTAAATGCGGTTCAAGGTGTGGGTGTATATGTTCAAAGTAACTGTCTCCTTGCCATTTCCAACTGTATGCATGATGCCAAAAATCTATTTCGCTGGGCCACGATCTGCTTAATTGGTATGCTTCAATGTTTACATCTATTACACTAGTGTCGTAGCCTGCTTGTTTAGTCACAGCCGACAGTCTTGCAATGTTATATGGGGGCATGTAAATTGCCCACTCTGGAAAAAATAAAAATAGAAGTTTAGATTTTCTAGTTATATTTGGAATATCAACGATTGATAATTTATTAGCCCGTGGTACTGGAATTTCTTTATGTTTTTTTATTTCTTCCAGAAGTGTTAAATGCTTGTCATCGAACTCTAAATTAGGTTCAACAGCCTCTTTTTTAATTTCGATAGTTTTATATGTTTTTTGCATTGATTGCGTTTTTATTGTATGAGTATTTATTGTGTTAAATAGTGTACTATGATAAACAAGAAACCCTTTGAAGATCTAATACAAAACCTTAAAGATTCAGGCAAATATCGTGTTTTCAACGACATTGTACGTGAAAACGGCAAGTTTCCCAACGCCATTTGGTACGGACCGTACAATATCAAGAATATTGTGAACTGGTGCTCAAACGATTACTTGGGTATGGGTCAGCACAAAGTGGTGCTGGATGCCATGCACACAGCATTAGATCATACTGGTTCAGGATCTGGCGGTACACGCAATATTGGCGGCACCAGTCACTATCACGTGGCATTGGAGCATGAGTTGGCAACCTTACACAAGAAAGAAAAGGCAGTGCTGTTTAGTTCAGCTTATGTGGCCAACGAATGGACGCTGATTGCACTGGCTAAAATTATTCCCAACATTGAATATATCAGCGACAGCAACAATCACAACAGTATTATAATAGGTATCAGTCATAGTAAGGCTAAGAAAGTTATCTTCAAACACAACGACTTAGCTGATCTAGAACAGAAACTCAAGATTAGCTTTGCACAGGGTAATACACCCTGTGTGGTATTTGAATCAGTTTACAGCATGGACGGTGATATCAGTCCCATGGCAGAGATATGTCAGTTAGCTGAAAAGTATCGTGCTATAACGTACATTGATGAAGTTCACGCTGTGGGCTTGTATGGTGCAACTGGTGGCGGCAAAGTAGAAGAACTTGGACTTGAAAACAAAATTGACATAGTCAATGGTACCTTGGGAAAGGCCTATGGAGTTCAGGGTGGATATATTGCTTGTGATAAGATTGTGGCTGATGCTATTCGCAGTGTGGCTGCTGGCTTTATCTTTACAACGTCAATGAGTCCAGTAACGTGTGCTGGTGCAATGGGTGCAATCAAATACTTAAAAGCGCATCCTGAAATACGTGAGCGGCATCAAGAACGTGCCGCAACACTAAAACGCAGATTAAAAGAAGCAGGTATTCCTGTCATGGAGTCAAGTACTAGTCATATTGTGCCAGTATTTGTTGGCGATGCTAAACGTGCTAAAGCCATGAGCGATGCACTGTTAAATGACTATAACATTTATGTACAGGCTATCAACTATCCCACAGTTGATGTAGGAACGGAGCGGTTGCGATTTGCACCTACTCCGTTTCATGATGATGGAATGATTGAAGACTTAGTTGAAGCATTAACTAAGTTATTTAATACAAACTGATCAGTTGTGTAACACCAAACACTAGAGCCGCGGTAGCTTGTTGATCTGCGGCGCCTTCTTCTAATTTCTCTGTACTGATCAAATCTTGTAAGATTTCTTTGGCTTCGCTTGGACTCAGTTGTCCAGCACCCACAGCTTCATGTACTTGTAATGCATATTGGGCACGTTCTGCGGCCCACGGATGACCACTATTCATTAGTTCTGCTAGTACGCTCATTAGAATCTCCCTTGTACTGAACCTGTTAAGATTTCAGTTTGTTGTTTAATAATTTTTACTTTGAGGTCGCAATACAATGGACTTACTGGACCAGTTTTCAAACGATCTTGATACTCTTTAACTGTTGTTGTCAATGTACTTGTTAACTTGCTAATATCTCTTGTTGGTTTAGTCTTGGCGTAAATGTCAAACCATTCTACATTTAACGACAATGCATTTAACTGTGCGACTTGGTCGCCTTTGCAATCAAAGTGATTAACTTGTACTTGTATATCTGTAATTACCTTAGCTTGGTTAACATCCCAACGACTTGGAATCTTTTCCATTATGCTTGCACAACCTGTTAATGATACTAAAGTTAAAATTGTTATTAGTTTTTTCATTTCTTTTTTGCCCTCCCAGCTTTCATATTAGCTAACCAATGTGCTAGTTGTCCTTTGCGGCCGCCTTGTTTGGCAGTCTTACGTAGACTACTTACACTAGCTTTGGTATTAATGCCGTGACGTTTAGCATCGCCTTTGTCTTGTGGATTCTTGCCATCAGCAAAGTTCTCATCTAATTCCTCATCGCCAGCTACAAGTCTATAGCCTAGTTTTGCGGCAATGTGCGCCCAAGCATCTGGATTCCAGTTGTCGGTACCCAAAAACAACGCAGGTTGCATTCCTGGATTGGCCGCCAACAGTTGTTCTGTTGTTTGCTTGATAGTTGGAACCAGCACTCCTTGAAACGATTCTGTAAACGCATCGTCTAGGCCAACGCCAATGTATCCGCCGTCCATGACTTCAGTGCCCATCACATTCAGAGCTTCATCATCTTGGTCATTGTGATGTGCTGTCACACGGTCATTTGATAGTTTGACCGTGGCATCGGGATAGCGTTGTTTTATGTTGTGTGCTAGATTCTTCAAGAACAAGTTCTGTCCCATCAAGTTGAAATCGCCTGGCAATTCAGTGCCTTCCGCCACGCTTTCGCCACCTCCGCTATCACCTCCGCCATCACCACTGTAGCCAGCGTAGTATCCATATCCGCCAAAAAGTCCAGGACCATATGCGGCATTGCGTGATTTGCGTTTTTTCTTGCGGCGCTCTTCTAAGGCTTGATCTTCATCTGTACGATCGTACTCACTGGCTTCACCTTCTAAACTAACATGCCAAGCATAAAACTTAGTCTGCGGATATTCATCTTTAAGTTCTACAAACGATTCTAAGTTAGGTACAGCATCATCATACATGATAGCTTTTGTATAATGTCCTTGGTCCATTAACTTACGAATAATAATCTTTTTCTTTTCTTCTGTTTGCATTTTGCCGGTCATGTTACCTGCACGATAAACATGAACTTTATTCATGTTAACTCCATACTTGCGGAATGTATCAAGAAATAGTTCTTTATCGTCAAAGTCAGCACGGGCAGTTACCATTACCACTTTGTTACCTGTGGCAATGTCATGCTTTAACTGATCCATCATTGGTATAATTGGTTTACTGTTATGAAAGAAATCGTGTGCGTTGCGAAAGTTTTCAAAGTCAAAAGTTTCGCCGGGTTGTAGTTTGTAGTGTGTGAAGTCGTGACTATTGAGTTCTTTAATAACTTGACCATCTTTGATTACATTTACTTTTGTCTGGGTATGAACAAGAGTGTCATCTATATCAAAGATAACCAATTTCTTTGGCTGAAACTCTTGTGCTCTCATTTATACCTTCTTTCTGGCTGCAATAAACTGCTCTGCGGTTTCAATCAGTTGGCGCATTTCTTCAATGCTTTCACAATTCCAACGACGCAGTGCCAATGCCTTAGGAGTAGGCTTGCCATTAGGTTTCTTCATAGGACCTTTGTTGCCACTCATACGGGCGCAAAAGCTCTTACGACGTTTGGCAGCTTTACTACCTGCTTTTAACTTACTAGGTTTAGTAGTTACGGCTGTTTGTAGCTTGCTACCTGGATGTTCACGACGATAGGCATTAACAGCCTTTTGACTGAGTCCATTAGTCTTGTCGTGGTGGTTAACTTTGTTCCAATCTTCCCATATGTTAGTTAGATTGATTGCAAGATGTGTTAATAATTGTTCTTCAATTGTCTTCTTCATAATAAATTCCAGCAAGTCCGCAACCAAAGCGGGCAAGTCCTTTGACAATATCGTCAAACAGGGCTATAAGGGTTTCTCGGGCGATCACTACCATCATCCTCTGGGTATACTGGATATTTATCGGGTTCAGTCAGCTTTTCCACATTTTGCTCTTTTTGCGTTTGTTAATGCTCCAAAATCAACTGGCCATTCTTGACCTGGCGCTAGTTCAACAGCACCAGCTGGAAATTTATAATCAACTCCTGCAATTTTTTCTATTTCTACAATGGGCTTTCGGAATACAGTAAGGTCATTACCCAAGTTAACGTAAGGTTTGGTATGTGGAAATACCCATCCAGCAATTTGCTTGGTTTGATTGTTAATTACTATTTTGTAGTAGCCATGCGGAACAATAACACCGTTACCAATTGTGGGATCACCAGCGCCATATAATGCTCCCACGAATACGGTATAACTCTGGTTGGTTTGAACTGCCCAACCTCGGACGGATGTCTCCAACAATTTCCAAATTCCCCTGTTTAAAGAGCCGTGTTGAGGGTACATGTTTGTCATTAAAAAACTTTCATATTCCACTTGTTGACTCCAGCTTAGGTCTCCGTCTGGAGCGGCGTGTCCTTTGTCGTAACCGGTGCCAGCATAGTCATCTGGTCTAGCACCAGTGCCGCCTAGACTTTGATCAGCTACAAATGCATTGGTGCGTGGAAAACAACCCAATGCGTTTTGTGGTAGCAATGTATAAGCTACATAAACAGGAATCTTAACTGGAGCATCATAAGCAACTAGATACGCTTCTCTACAGATTGGTTGCGCTGTACGTTGTGTTTGTGCGAATCCGTATGGGCTGTGGACAGCGCAGGCTTGTACTGGTAATGGAGCACGTTGCTCCCATGCTTGGGCTATCCCTGCTGTAATCAGCAAGACTAGCATTAATAATCGTTTCATATAGTACCTCTTTAAGTACTACTATTTACCTAGAAACTGTTGTTAAACCAACCAACTTTTTTGCCGTTAGCAATACGATTATCATGCTCTTCTACACTTCCTGGAAAACGCCAAGCCCATATTGCTACCAAGCACATAAAGATACCTGTATAAATGATACCGCGAGCAGGTACATTAGTGAAGTACATGATAGTCAAGCTGGAACTCATCATGGCCAGCATGAAGAACTTCATCTTAGTAGGAAACACACGTTTCTCATTCCAGTTAGTTAGGAACGGGCCAAAGATCTTGTGGTTGTACAACCAGGCATGCATCTTAGGACTGCCTTTGGCAAAGCAATAGGCCGCAAACACCACAAAACAGCTATAGGGTATACCCGGGGTAATTAATCCCACATAAGCCATGCCTAGGCTTACTAAGCCCAGGACTTTCCATAAAAATCGTTTTACTTCAGATATTGTAACCATTCTATATGCCTTACATTGAACTCTTGCTTCTTGCGCTTATTTACAAGATAGTAGTAGTCTGGCTTGTAAGGTTTGATTCTTGGTTTGATACCTAGTTTATCGCTTTTATGGCTGTTGCACGGTCCGCAGGCAGTCACGCAATTATCCCATGTAGTTTTGCCGCCTTTAGAGACGGGTAACACGTGATCCAGTGTTGCTACTTTGCGTTCAATTTCACAATCGCAATATTGACATTTTCCATCGTCTCGTAAGTACACATTGGACCTACTAAATCTAACTGTGGTTTTGATTTTCATATAGTCGCGCAGAATAATCACACTAGGAACTTGTGTTTCCCAACGTGCTGAACGTACTATCCAATTGTCGTGCCAATGCAATACTACAGCCTTATCCAAGACCATGTATTTGATTGACTCTTGCCAATTGATTGTGCTTAACGGTAATACACTAACTGGTAACCCGTCAGCATTGAGAACTAAACAGTCTGACATTTCTTTTCTTTTAAATGGGGTTAATTACAAAAATAATTGTAACTTCACTTTGTATTTAAGTCAAGATCGATTACAATAATATGTTTTGAGCAAATTCTAGGCCGCTTTGATCCAATGCGTTGCACCATTGTTCTTGTTGATCGCTACCAAAAACCAAATCCAAATTTGATTTAGTTAAGCACCAGCTATTTTCTTTGGTCCACGGATGTTTACCTTCAATTTCACTGTCCAGTTGGCCTACTGCCCATCCGCACATGCCAAGAAATATTCTATAGTATTCTGGTGTATCGCCTGCGGCTAGTCTGTTTATCATGTTGCCCGTACTACTTAAGGACAAGGTGTCGGATACTCGCAGTGTATTACTGGTGCGCCATTCGTTTGAATGAAGTATGGTTAAACTTTGACTGTTCACTGGACCACCGACATATACATAACCAGGCAAATCTATATTACAGTTCATCTGTTGTCCAAACTCAACAATACTCAGAGTACTACGTTTGTTTAGGACGAAACCTACACTGCCTGCGGCATGATGTTCGGTAACAGCAATTACAGTTTTATGCCAAAAGTTGTTTTTAACGGACGGCGGGGCGATTAATAAGGTACCTGCTAGATTCATGTAGGTATTTATTTGTGCTTAGATTAAGCAGATTTTTTATCTGTTTCTGAACCAAATAAATTTATTGCACTCTTAGCAAACCCTAATCTCTCAGGGTAACTTTCTGGACTAGCTACTTCGTAATCGTTCATGATAATTTTAACACATTCTGCAAGATTATCTTTATTACGTTCTAATGCTGGTAATACTTTTCTATATTTTCCAGTTAACTCGTGCCACGCATAATCTAATTGCAATTCAAGACTATGCCATTTCTGTTTAAGTTTCTTTGCAAAATCAGCAAGACCGCGTAGTCTATCTAAGCGCCATTGTATAATACCTCTAGCATTTTCTTTCTTGTTGTGTGCAGTAGTGTTGATTCGTGACTCAGTGTAAATATTTCCAACAAACGCCGCACTTTGAATATCGTTGAGACCTTTGCCTTTAAAAAAATCAAATACATCGTTGGCAGCACCAACATTGCTAATTTCATACTTGCTAGTAGATCGTTTTTTAGTTGGCGCTGGAGGCACTGTTGGCTTTATATCTTGTTTAGGAGTTATTATAACACTGTCTCCTGAAGGTATTGATATAACATTCCCAGGATAAATTCTATCAAGATTCTTAATTTGTTTATTAGCGGCAATCAAATCTGCTAATGTAACACCGTGTGTTTGGGCTATCTTACTAAGAGTGTCTCCGGATACTACAGTGTAATTACTAGTAGACACTTTTGGAGATTGGTTTGATTTAACAACATCAGGAGTAATTATGTCGGCTTTTGCAACATTAGAACCAGCCGCTAGCAATTTTTTATAACCGCCATATGGGTGAATGCCATCGCCTTTTCCACTATGCATACCCGAGTCGTAGTCTTCTAATGGGCCAAGAAAAGTTGCGCCAAACGATTGTGCCATTGATTCCAATCGTTCGTTAACTCCGGTTAAATCAACTCGATATTTTTTGCCGCCGGTCCAACTTGTTCCTGGAAATGCTATTGACTTAGTACTACCTGTTCCTACCAGTGCTACTGTTGCACCTGCAGCCATGAGAGCTTTCAATTGGTCTTCAACTGGTTCCAAGCCGCCATTACCTGTTTTTTTAATTCCACCTTCTAATTCAATAGGAGAACTATTACTTGCTCCACTACTTAAGATAACAGTGGCGCCTTTGGCTTTTCCAGATTTAATAAATGCATTAACTCGTTTTAAAACTTCAACGGTGGATATGCCACCTTTCGCATAAGGCTCGCTGCCTCCAATACCAACAGCAATGCTATCACCTATGATAACAACAGACTGTTTATCTTCTTTTAAAACTAATTTAAATTCTGTAAATCTCATCGCTGATTCTCCCTTGTGCCGTAGTCGGGCAAAGGCCCACCATACTTACGTCCCTTAATCTTTTTGCCGCCAACAGTCACACGTACTTTACGTTTACCAGCAGTAATTAAATGACTCTTCTCGCCGTCCCTTGCCCGGAGTCCTTGACTCTTACAACTGGCTAGCTGACTTGCACCTAACTCGTGATCAGGTTTGCCACCAGTACATAATGCACGACTTGCTTTGCCTTCTTCTGCTAATTCGTCTGGCGAATCAACCCTTCCTATGTATTGATCAGTATTGTCTTCAATATCTGCGTCGGCTTTTTTATTTAAACTAGGCGGAATAGCTTTCTTTAGTTTTTCAACGTATGCTTTAAATGCCGCAATACGTTCTTTCAATCCATTTGTGCCGCCATTAACCCTAATAGATACTCCGTGTATATCGTTGGCTCGATACTTGGGTCTAATAAATGTATTCCAAAACCATAAAGCTGTATCGGCCGCAACTTGTTTATTTGTTGCTACTAACCCGGGATTCTTAACAATGTCCACGCCAATAGCGTTTGCACATTTAGTATAATTCTCGCGGCCTGTTAATTGCAGAAAACCTCGGCCTTTGAATCGTGGACCGTCACCTTTTTGTGTATTGCCAAGTATCTTACTAAATTCATATGCAGAACCATCTGCCCATTCTTCTAAGCTAGTAAAACCAGCAGTCTCAACTCTAGACTGAGCCATAAAGTTAGCTAGTTGTACACCTTTAATACCATCAGCTTTGGCTTTACTTTCAATATATGCACCTAACCCTGATGGTTCTAATGCAATGTGTATTGGAGGAGTTCCGGCAGGACGCTGAGGTTTAGGTTTGGCTGCGGTGGTTGCAGATTGTCCAGTCAACTTTCTTGCCAAGTCACCAAGTGGATCTACGGTGTCTCTACGAGCATCTTTTTCAAATAATAAAAATTCTTTTGCTCTCATTTAGACCCCGTATTTGTTTCTTTTTGGCTTAGCCACAGGACTGGTAACATTAACATTTGTTTCTGTACTACGATTACTAGCGATTCGTGAAGCTTTAACGCCCATTAGCTTGTCTGCAAGTCGAATAGTTTCTTCATCGTCTGGAGAAAATGTTACCAATGACAGGTTTTCTGCCCAAGCACTTTCTTGATCAAAATCTATATCGTGATCCTTGTTAGCACGTGACGCGGCCAACGCCATTCCGTAGCGGTATTGCATGTAAGGATCGGTATTTCGCAAGTCTCGTTGTACAAAAGCACCAGGTAAACTGTTAGATACTTGTGCATCTACTTTGCCAAATGTGCCGTGTAATTTAGTTTCGGGTAGGAATTCTTTTGCTCTCATAATTTATATTTATCAAGCCATTCCTCCAAAGTGATCCAACGCTGGGTTCCTAAGCTGTCTTCTAGCTTAGATGTGTCTGCACAAGTGTATGTTTGATAGCTGGATTTGAGAATTTCAGGCATTTCTATGTATTCTATGGAAGAATCATACTTTCTACTGATTAAATCTGCAACATGTTGAAAACTAATAGCTTTACCAGTTCCAATGTTCCATACACCAGAATCTTTGACACGTTTGATATATTCTATGTGTACCCTACAGATATCCTCAACAGCAATAAAATCACGTAGGTAATTATCACTGTTGTGAAATAGTTTAATCTTACCAGACTCTGCTTGCGTACTGAATTGGCTTACAGGACTGCCTTGATTACCTTTGTGTTCTTCTTGGTTGCCGTACACATTAAAATATCGGAAACCTTGTACTATATTGCCGCCTTGGTGTTGCTTGTGATAATATTCACACAGGTACTTGCTCCATGCGTATGGCGTACGGGGATCTGGCATTGCTGTTTCTTTAAAGTCTGTGCCAAATCCGTAAACACTTGCACTACTGCTGTATTGAAAATTAACGCCGTATGTTTTACAAGCATTGAACAACTGTCTAGTAAAGTCTACATTTTGTCGCATTACTTTATCTAAATCGCGTTCTGTTGTACTGCTGATTGCACCTATATGTATTACCCAATCTTGTTCCATTACACTGGGCATGTTGCTGTCACCCCATTCATATAGATCCACACTCCAGTCTGTGTTGTCGTAGATGTACTGCACTAAATTTTGTCCTATGAATCCTTTGTAACCAGTTACCAATACTCTCATTTGATTTCCTCCGGCCTAGGAGCATAGACTCCCACATGCTGTACTGTTACGCTAGCGGCTTTGTTGGCAAATTTAACAGCATCACGTATGTCATTTGTCTCTAGAAACTTGTAGGCAAGTGCGGCTAAAAATGTATCGCCAGCACCGCATACATCAGTCACATCACCCACGATCTCAGCGGAATATACCCAACCATTCCATACCGCACCATCACCGCCATGTGTCACAATCAAATGTTCTGGGTCAGGTAAACTTGTTGCACGACTTTTTTCTAATGCATTGATCTTGACATAGCAACCTGCTAGCCTTGCTAGGTCTGTTTTCTTTGTGTCAACAAAGATAGGCACAGTGACTTCTCGAACCAGTTCTTCAATAAGTTCGTAGGTTACTGTGCCTTTGTTGTAGTCACTGATCACAATGGCATCATACACAGAGGGTATTGCTGTGTCAAATATGATAGGGTCGCTGGCAACATCTTTATCCATACGCAGTAATTGTTGTTTGGTACGTTCATCAATTAGTCTATTCTTCTCGCTGGATTTGCCATGTAGGAAGTTAACTGTGCATCCTAATGCTTCTAGATTCTTACACACATTGCCAGCCATGCCGTCTTTGTGAATGGTATAGTGGGGTTCGAATACAGGAACTGGCGCTTCAGGGCTGATACGATTTACATAACCATAAGTGTAAATGTCGTGACAGTCGTCACCTATTAGCAATATGTTGAATTGTTTTTGTTGTTGAATAGTCGCCGACTCTGTCATAATAAATTACCCGTTTACAATATTTTTCTGCTGTGGAACCTTTGTCATGTTTCCAGTCACTGCCTTTAACATAGACATCTGGTTTGTATAATTCCATTAGTTTAACTAGTTCTTCTGTACTGTCAAAGAACACAACAATATCCACAGCTTTGAGATTACTCAACATTATCTTTCGATCTGTTTGATTGTTGATTGGACGCTTATCGCCTTTGAGTTCTTTGACTCGTCTATCTGTATCGATAGCTACAACTAACCAATCTCCATAACTACGTGCGGTGTTTAACAAGGCAACGTGTCCCGGATGTAACACATCAAATGTACCATTGACCATTACTGTTGTCATTTATGTCTTTCGTTTACGATTAGTTCGTTTGACAGCTGGCGCAGTGCTTGCTGGTTTGGCTTGACTATCACCGGGCATCACTCGGTAGTTGTCTTCCACACTGTCAGGAGTACTGACTTCAATTATGATACCTTGTTTGATACAGATCAACTGATGCGGCTCCAGTGGAAAGTTTCTCCAAGTATCACCTTCATTAAGTATCTTGCTGTGCATACTTGCATCTTTGGTATCGATATACTTTACTTCAAACTGGCCTTCTAACACAAACCAAGTTTCGTCTTTCTCATCATGAAAGTGCATACTGAACTTTGCACCTTGTTTAAAGTACATGAGTTTACCGCAATATAAATCGTTGGTGGCAAATATCAGTTCGCCGCCCCATCCTTTTTCAACTTGTCCTTCAAGTCTCATAATGTAACCACTCGAATACGTTTAACCATTTTCTTTTTCCTATTGTCTCTTTTAGTTTAGTAAGATCTGCTTGCGTCTTCCAACGCATAGACTTGGCATACTCAGCACTTACAGGTTCAAATTCAATAGAGACCTTTTCCTGCTCTGCTATTTCTTCCGCAATATCTAAGAAACTGTGTGACAGTCCAGTACCCACATTCCATATGCCCGAACCATTCACTGTTTTTATAAAATCTATCTGTAGTCGACATACATCTCCTACCCATGTCCAATCACGTTTTACTGTTTCGGCATTTTCCCAAACTGTGATCTTGCCTTCCTTACGAGCTTGTTCTCTCCATTTGTGTATAACATTGGACCGCTTGTCACGCAGGTGCATGTACTTGCCGTACACATTGAAGTATCTAAATCCCTGCACCATCACATGTTGCTCTTGTTGGAACACCCAACGATCAAATAGATACTTGCTCCATGCGTAAGGTGTATCAGGTTTGCACGGAGCATACTCGCTGAAGTCTTTGGTGTCACCGTACACACTACTTGAACTGGCATATTGCAAGTGTACGCCATGTCTATTACATTCTTCAAACAGCCATTGACTAAACTCATAATTTTGTATCATGACTGCATCGATATCCTTGGCAGTCATGTCGGCTATGGCACCCAAATGTATGACCCAGTCATACTCAATTACATTTGGTTTGCTTTTTGGATCCCAGTCCCATCCTTCAACGTGCCATCCTTCTTCAGCATGGCACCAGTCCATCATGTTTCGGCCAATGAACCCTTTATAGCCCGTTATCAAAATCTTCATGTTAACCCTTTAACGCTAGGTATTTATTGAGCGTTGTCTTCTTGGGACTTTTTTGTTTGATAACGATATTCGCGTTTTAGCCAATATTTGTATTGGTCCCAATAACGCTGTTTGGTAACAGGACGTTCGTGATATTCCATGTTTTCGTCACAGTTTTGTAACCAAAGCTCGTGTACCCAATGTCTGAAATTTGTCATGTGCAAATTGTCCTTGTTTGTATTGTGTACTCAGGAATTTCTATATAACTCAGTGCAACCAAAAAGATAGACGTGGCCAGTAAAAATCCCAAGAAAAAGTTTTTCATGCCAATTCCAATTCCTTAATGTGTTTGCAATTGCCTCGGAATGTATAACCTGGGCAAGTACATGTATTCTCATCCAAGTCAACAATATACTTTTGGCCTTTGCTACCTGTTACTTCTTTTATGTTGCTAGGAGTAAGCACATTCATACTCATATTAAATATGCTGTCGTTCACACGCTCAAACTTGCGGCCACTACGGCTAAACCCTTTGATTGGATTTTTAAACCAAAATGGTTCGTTGGTGCCGTAACGAATGTAGGCAACCATTTTGTCGCCGTCCAGTAGATATGTGTGATTGACCGCAGTTTTGCCATCTGCCCAAACTGTGATTTCTTTAACTGCTTCCATGAGTAACCCCGGGTGTGTTGTACTTGTAGTTATTATATAACATATCTTCTTGATAGTCAAAAGGTTTGTTAGCCAAATTAGATTGACTAAGAACAATAGCTAATATATAATAGCGACATGTACAGCAGTTCCGCTGTGCATATGGTCGTGTAAGACCGAACAAATGGGCAAGATGCCCGCAAAAAAGGAAACTAAAATGACAGCACTAACTCACGCTCAAATTGTCAATGGGCGATATCTCAACAGCACCTCTAACTTCATATCGTTACAGCAACGACTAAATGAAGCATTGAAATTTGCTCCAATGTTTGCTCCAATGTTGGTAGCAGTGGTGGACGAATTCAAACGCAGACATTCTGAATGGCAACAATTTAAAGATTTGGAACTGTGTAAGGCTATTCAGGTCAATATGGATAAAATCCTTATTGATACTACAATGCAACGTAGTTTGAATATGCGACACATTTTGAATATTCTGCAGAACTTCCGTAGTACAATGACTATGGCTATTCAAGTATATGTAGACGAAAACAAACCTGGTTATTATATTGCATGGGATGGACAGCACACTGCCATTGCACTCTACATTATCCTTACCAAAGTGTTTGGTGAGCAAACAGCAAAGGCAATGATTCCAGTTGTTGTTTATAATGTCAAGCACAAATTAGAAATCCGTCGTAACTTTATTTTGTTGAACGGCGAAGCCAAACAAGAATTAGATTTTATTGACATCTATTGCCAGATGGTAAATGGTGCCAAAGTTGACGGCGCTACTGATACTGAATGGACAGACACAGCACTCAAGAACGATTACCTTGCGGCCGCAGGCTTGTTTGCCACACACAGCAAATTGGGCGATGACGACCAGCCTGGTGCATTTACCTTGCTGGCTGACACACTAATGAGCAAGAGCTTGAAGACTCGCAAGCATCCAGAAGTTACTCGTATGTTTGCACGTTATTGGAGTTTCTTAAATGAACAGCGTCCTGTAGAACCCAAGGAAGCTAGACAGTTGTATGAGTATTTCAATCTTTGCTATGAACAGGATATTGATGTAGACGACACATACCTGTTGGAGTTTGTTAACTTTACCAAACAAAACTTTGCCGCTGACTTTAGTCCGTCTAGTCCTTTTTGGGATAAAGTGCAAACAGCATATAAGAATTGGTACAGAGCCGCTAACAAGAACAGCACTGATGTTGATTCCAACGGTGATGTAATTGTTAGAGGATTTACAACAGAAATGCGTACAGGCATTCCGTTTTTGATTGCTCAACTCAAGAAGAGTACCAAACTCAAAGTGCCCAAGTTTATTCCTAACAATGGCTTTACTGTAGTTAACAAAGCGGACTTGTGGTAATATGACTACACTACGTGATCCTAGCAAAGACAAGTTAAAGGGTCAAAGTGTCCTCAAGGAACAGATTCGACACAATCGAATCTGTTGCATGGACGGATGTAAAAATCCGCTGTCCATGTTTGAGGGCCCTGGCAGTGACATCTTATGTAGAGAACACAGCCTCAAACTTGTTGAATACGGCGGGCCTGGTAAGATTGATAGACTGCACACATTACATCGTAAATGGATTTGTGATGATTGCGGTATAGATGTATCCGAACAGGTTAGACTAAAATATCCCACACTGGAAACAACTAGCCCTGTGCTGTTTAATAGACTATGTCGTAATCGTATTATCGGCGACCATCAAGTTAGACAAGCAGATGGCGGTGATGACTCTGAAGAGAATATTCGATCCTTGTGTTTGAATTGTAACTCGGATAAGACTATTATCAACGAAGATTGGCGCAAAGGAACTGAACCAAAATGATACATGTTAGCTTTGGATTGAGCAACCCTTGGGGTACATCTTTTGATAACTTATGGAATCGCTCAGGCAGACTGACTCGTAACAAGAGTTGGGAACTGGAGTTATTGAAAGGTAGAGAGTTGATTGGCTTTGAATTTGGTTATACCATGCGTCAAAGTCATGCTGGGCTCAATCTAGAGCTGGCATTGTTGGGACACAGCCTTGCATTTCAAATATATGATAATCGTCATTGGGATCACACACTAAATGCCTACAGTCAATCTAACAGTTAGCCAATGGCAACGCATTAGAGAAGAGATGCACAATGAGCATCCAAAAACTGTGTTCATGTTGCGTGACAAGATGAAACGAGTATTGGGTTTTACTGTGCGTGAACACAATGAATGGGTTATCAAACCAGATGGCGGATACGGCGAACACTCGATTAGGCTAGACTTTTATAATGAAAGAAAGTACACTATGTTTGTATTGAAGTATAGTGAGTTTATCAACAGGGCCGACTAACATGAGAGACATAATTGAAATTAAACTAGAAAATTTAGGATTAGATCCTAAAGACTACAAACAACTTGAAGACGAAGATTTGTTGGAGTTCTTTTTGAATACATTTGATCTAAAGAGTCCGGTTAAAAACGATTCTGAGTTGATCAAAGAAAACGAACGCATGCGAGAAGAACTTAGAAAGTTATTTGGCGTGGAGCGACCTTTTATATGCGGGGTAGCTGGTGGTGTAGGGGCCGACGGCATGGCTGATTATGTGTTGGTATGCCCTGCTTATGGTGCAGATGGGGCGGCCATGTACAAAAAGTACAAAGACTACTCAGCACCGGAATATTGATATGAAGCATGTGGAAGTTGGCATGTGGAGACTACCAGGCTTGTCTTTTGAGGCAGGTGAATTAACTCCTGAACTAAATGAAGAAATGATTGCATGGGCCATGGCCGAAGGTGTTGGCATGAGCATGACTGAGAACCTGTGGAGCTTCAAAAAAGAAGCACACAGAGAATGGTTTATTCTACGTTGGATTGATAGTATTCCAAAAATTAAGGAAGATTAAATGTACAAGACAATTTATACAGAAGTCGAAGTGGATGTGGACTTGGGCGACTTTGATACAGAAGACCTAATTGAAGAATTAGAAAGCCGTGGTTCGGGTGTCATGGACTACGGCGACGGCAAGGAAGTGTTGCAAGCAATTTACGAAAAGCGTAGACTAGGCCAAGACTATCAAACAGAACTACAAACTTTAATCTATCTAGGACTTGGACGCATTGTATGATTAAAAATCTACTAGGTGGGCCGGGCGTAGTGGTATCCGGTGGTAACACCACAACTCAATACATCAATCAAAACAACAGCAATCCCATGCAGGGCATGATTCGTATATGGGGCAGTGACTTTCAAGTGTTTGATGGCAATGGCTGGCAAATGTTGGCCACAGGATATCCCAGTGTGAGTTTGGATCCAGAAACACAGGATCTGTTGTTATGGGCACGTACACAACGCACACTTGAACGCAATCGTGCTACATTAATTGAAAACAATCCTGCTCTTGAAAAAGCATACAAAGCCGTACTACGTGCAGAGCAAAACTTTGACATACTCAGCAAGTTTGTTGAAAACGACTTAGATGCAGAACTAAGAGAACTAGCACCATGATTATATATTTGGACATGGATGATGTTGTTGCCGACTGGCACACAGCCGCACAAGAATTTTTAAAGATGCGTTGGAACAAAGACAATGAACGTATTCCGCAAGAGGATTGGGACAAGATTAAAATGAACGCTAGATTCTACAGGCACCTCCCATTAAAAGAAAACGCACACGATCTTGTACAATATTGTCGTGATGCTGTTAGTAATGGGCAAGCCGCCGGACTTGCGTTTTTATCTGCACTTCCACGCAACAATGATATGCAGTTTGCGGCACAGGATAAAGTATGGTGGGCACATGAACACTTCGAAGGCATTCCAGTATTCCTTGGTCCATACAGCCATGACAAGTGGAAACATTGCCAGCCAGGTGATATATTAATTGATGACCGTACCAGCAACTGTGAAGAATGGATTGCGGCTGGCGGACACTCACATATCTATCGCTCTTGGGAGGAGTGCAAGCCATGGCTGGAACACACCCTTGGACAATAGATTTAACTGAATGGATGCCCAACCCTAAAATCAAATGGCAACGATTGCCAGGACTTAAACTGCAAGCCTATGTAGATGACATCCTACCTAGAGGATTTGAGCGAGGCTTGAATGAGTCTGATATGGATCCTGTACAGGCATGGACAGATGAATGTCGCTGTGGAGTACGCATGAGCTTTAATGTTTGGAAGTTTAAGAGTGAAAAGCAAATCACCATGTTTTTAATTAGGTGGACATCATGAAATATAACTATGGTTATTCTAGCAACGTCAAACACAACGACAGTGCCGGAGACTTGGAGTATTTTATTTCTAAGTTTGATTGTCGAATTGAAGACAGCCGCGAGTATAATCAGTATCGGAGACAAGCGCCTGCTTACCACCGCGACTTCTATGACACCGACAGTTTTAAAATGGAAACTGAGATACTGCCTATGAAAGCCATACACTTAACTTCAACCAATCTAGCAAGATTAGTGGCAGAGCAGGAACACATGCAACAGCTGGGTGCCGATGCCGAGTATGGCAAGAAATGCTGGGCCGATGAACGTAAGGATCGTATGGTGCGTGATGAGAATCCCGCAGTGGCCAAAGCATATCGTAACTATCAAATGCTGTTGGAGTTAGCACGTAAATGAATAACTTAGAACAAGAAATGCTGGATTCTGCTGGCAGTAGAATGGCCGCTGAGATAGACTTTCAAATTCTTGTAGACATGCTTTGTCAAATAGGCTGGCGTAAAATTATACTCAAACCCATGACCTGGGAAGATGGCTATGATATCGATGCATGGACTGCCCATCACATTAAAGGTCCTTTTGAAACTATGGGATTGGTATGGGTATTTGAACGAGAAGAAGATGCCAACTGGTTTGCACTGAGGTGGTTGTAAACTATTAAATAGTAGATGAAAAAATTATTACTATCATGCCTTATCTGTGTCAGCACAATGACACACGCTGGTGGTGCTTATGCATTGTATGATTACGATCAGCACGAATATCAAGTGTCATACAACACACACGAAGTACGTCCCATTGCCAGCATTACCAAACTGTTCACAGCCATTACTATACTGCGTAGCGGTGTGGAACTAACGGAAAAAGTCCGAGTAAAAGGTAAGAGTGGAGGGCGTTTCCCCAATGGCACTATGGTATCCAGACACGACCTCATGAAAGCCATGATGATCAGTAGTGATAATAGAGCAGCCGAAACTTTAGCCAATACTTATCCCGGCGGCTTTGACCAGTTCATTCAGGATGCAAACGCCTACATAAAAGGCAGAGGACTAATGCACACCAGCATTGAAGAGCCCACAGGTCTAAGTAAGAACAATGTAAGCACAGCTACTGAACTAATTAGTTTTATTGGTGCAATCAAAGACAACGAAGCACTTAGATCTTACGCTGACGAAAAGACTGCTGACATATTGATACCGCGAGGTAAAAAGCAAGTGCATATCAAATTGCACAATACTAATCCCAGCATCTTTAAGTTTGACAACATATTGATCAGCAAGACAGGTTACACCGATCCAGCAGGCCGTTGTGTAGTCATGCTGGTTGAAAAGGGTAAGAAGTATTATGGCATTGTGGTATTGGGACAGAAGAATGTTAATGAACGTAGTGAATTGGCCAATGGGTTGATTACCAAACCACCTTTGCCTTCCAAACCCGTTTCAAAAGAAGTTGATCCTATTGTGTTTGATTTGGCCATGTGATGGCTATAACTACTGCAACCAATCGCGGATACATGTCCAAACCAAAAGATATCGAAACCCACGATGTTATGGTATTTGGCGACCAGGCCTACAAAATTCATACGGTAGTTGTACATCGTTTTCGAATGGGCGATGTGGAAGATCCAGACTTGTATGCCGCTGAACCGTTGTACCAATGGCAACAAAGTGAAATGGGACAATGGGTCATGTCTCGTGCGGTAGACACTCCAGAATGGCATAGACAAATGGATGCCATGCAATATCACATGCAGTATGCCGTTGTAGCCAAACTCAAAGATATTGATTATACCTTTTGGACTCTCAAATGGGGAAATGACGTTGACAAGACGATATAATACTGTTATAATTACTGTACGATAAACTAGCAGTGAACAGCAATGAAGAAGATCTTCTACGAAAAGGTTGGGCGACGATACAAACCTGTCTACGAGTACGATCAAACAATGATGGATGCTTTCCCAAAAGGTACACACATTGTTATGTGCTATCCGGGTGGTCAGAGTACACGCTACAACATCGATCCTAATTATGCCGCTATGATTGCCGCTGGTCGTGTGGCCGAAGACGCTATCAGTACCAGCCTCATGGAGGCAAGTAAGTTGCGTGTTCCTGAGCGTGACCAACCACTGACACTTGAACAGTTGAAAGCATGGAAGGCTTTAGCTAAAGCATTTGGCAAAGAACAATATGCCCTTGAATGGTGTAGTTACAGAGAAGCGGCCGAAGCTGGAGTTAAAGCCATGCAGGCAGAAGCTGACAAGTTACTGAGTAATCCCATTGTTCGTAAAGCCTACGAACGTTTCCTTTTTGTTGCTGAACTAACGAAAGAACACAATGAGCAAAGCAAAACATAAACCTTATCAATGGATTGACGGAGAGACTGCGGATCGCATTACCAGCCTCAATCTCAAAGACTACAGAGCCTATTTGAAAAAAGAACTCAAACAGTGGAAGAAGAATCCAAAGAGTGATTCAAACCCTGATGGCTACTGGCTACACCCCGGTGATGTGGCCCTTAACATCCGTACTATAGAAGCACTGGATTTGATTATTAGCCATTTCATATCCACAGAGGATGACATCAAATGAGTGAACAAGTATTATGCAAGGATTGCAAGCACAGTTTTAGGAAACTATCAGAGTTTCCGCAATGGGGCACTGGAATTGAATTGCGGTGTCGTTTAAACTATATTGAAAATGAAGTTGTAGAAAATCGCGTAACCGGCAATACTGTCAGACCGCCTTACTATGAACGATGCTCACTTACTCGCATGGATTATCTGAGCAAGGATCGTAATGAAACCTGCGGTAAAGATGGCAAATGGTGGACTCCTCAAAATAAAAAGGACTTGTTTAAGTTTATTAAACATGTAAGTGTATGAGTGGTTGGAACACAATTGAACGGATTCGTAATGTTGAAAAACGAATCGATGAGCTGGGCTTTAAATTTGCCAAAAGCAAGCACAGCGATTGGTCAGATGATCACGGTGCATTGAGTCTCAAGCCAAAGGATCCTGATGCATTGCCAATTTACTCACGTGACGCTGAACTGTTTATTGGTAGTGTTGAACGTCTTGAAGATTGGTTGGCTGGTGTTCGATGGGCACGTGAGTATGATATGATGCTGAAGTTGAGCGATGACAAAAAACGTTCAGCCGCTGAACAAAAGGAACGCAACAGGCAACTGATGCGCACATTAAAAGAAGGTAAGAGAATTGAAGGAGTAGTGGAATGACATTGGATTCAGCAAGTAACTTTTTGGCCTGTACCATATTGGTCAGTTTAGGCATAGCCAGCTTGGCTATTTTGATTATTTTTCTAAATAACCTGTTTCATAGGTATTGGAATCCCATACATTGGAACGTTTATAGCTTTTTGGGCACAAAACACTATGAATTTCCACATGATGCAGTAAATAACGTTACCAATCAAAAGGATCAAAATGGAAAATCTATTTGAACTACTAATTGCAGGCGCAGTAGGCTATTACATAGGCTCATGGGTCAAGGAACAGATCATGCTGGTACGCATGGTTCGCAATGCTAAAGACATTATCAAGTATTTGGAACATGCACAAAAAGTACTTGAAGAAGTGGAAGTTGAAGGACTGCCTGAAGATGCTATCGAAGTTGAAGTTGAGCGGGTCAATGGATTTGTCTATGCTTACAACAAAATGACTGGCGAGTTTTTGGCACAGGCACAGAGTCTGCATCAAGTGATGACACTGGCGGCCAAACGATATCCTGGCAAGAAGTTTTGGCATCCTGAACTTACTGAAGATAGCCGAACAGCTTGAGTTTCGTCTTTACCTGTAGTATACTAAGTCTAACTAGTGAATACTAGTAAAACTTAAAAGAGGAAATATTATGAAATTCATTTCAAAAGAAACTAAGACCTACAAATTGTTCAATGCATTGTACAATGGTGAAAAAGTAACTGGTGCTCAAGCTGAAAAGCGTTTTGGCATCAAGAACATTGCTGCCGAAGCAAGCCGTATTCGTCAATCAGGTTATGCTGTTTACAGCAAGAGCCGTACAGCTGGTAACGGTGTTACAGTTACTGAATACGAAATGGGCAATGCCAGCCGCGAAATCATTGCACTTGGTTACAAAGCCAAAGCAATGGGTATCACACTTTAATTTTTTAAAGTGCAATCCGAAAGCTCGCTTAGGCGGGCTTTTTTTTGATAAATATTTGTCCACAGGACAAATTATATGTATTCAACTCAAAGACAAATAGAAGTTGAACGCCAGAGATCTAAAGAGAAAGAAGCGGAACAGCGATATAAACTTATACAAGGCATAATCTTGGCACCTATTTTTCTTCTTGGGTGGTTTCCTATAGTATGGGTCTTATCAAAATTTTTTAGATAAATATTTGTCAGGAGGACACAACCATGAAACAGAAAAAGCTATTAGCCAAACTGTACAGGGCTTGCGTTGACCATGATACAGAAACGGTTTCCGAACTGCGTAAAAAAGAGTTCGCTAAGATACTGAAACATAAGGCCGAAGGCAAACCATTTACAACCAAATGGACCTTGGTGCAGATTTAATACAACTGTAACATTACACACACCTTGCTACGATAAATATGGTATGAAAGCCAAAACTTATCGTAGCATTTTCATTAGTGACGTGCATCTTGGCACTAGAGACAGCCAAGCTGACAGACTCAACAACTTCCTCAAACACAATACCTGTGAAACACTGTATCTTGTGGGCGACATCCTAGACATTTGGAAGATACAACAAAACAAATGGCGATGGAAACAAAGCCACACCAATGTGGTTCGACGTATACTGGGCCATGCCAAACGTGGCACTAGAGTAATTTACATTGCTGGTAACCACGACGAGTTTCTACGTCCATTAATGCCCTATGATATTGGCTTTGGCAACATTGAAATAGCCAACCAAGCTGAACATATTGGAGTGGATGGCAAGCATTATCTAGTCACGCATGGCGACTTGTTTGACGGCATTACACGCCTAGCACCTTGGCTGAGTTTTTTAGGAGATAAGGCATATGATTTCATCCTGGGACTTAATACTAAATTTAATTGGTTGCGCCATCGTATGGGTTTTGGTTATTGGAGTCTTAGCCAGTATCTTAAGCAAAGGGTCAAAAAAGCAGTTGACTTCATCTTCCAATTTGAACGCAACCTCGTTGCCTACTGTAAAAAACGTGGATTTGACGGTGTGGTCTGCGGTCATATCCACCACGCTGAAATAAAAACCATAGACGGTATTGTCTACATGAATGACGGGGACTGGGTAGAGTCATGCACAGCCTTAGTTGAGCACCATGATGGAGTCTGGGAGATAATTACATGGACAAAGGAGAAAGATGATGTGGTTTAATATTTTTAATCCGTTTGCTTGGTTTGGTGCGGTTAACCCGCCTGCACAGCCTGATGTGGTAGCGCCAGTAGACGAAGAAGACTTGCCTGAAGACTTGGATTTAGAAATTGAAGAAGACTTTGAAGAAGCGGCTGAGTAATGAAACATGTTTGGATCTTGCACTATGCTGCCAGCATAGATGCGTATGAAAATCAAAAACTTTTGAGCTGTTTAGAAAAGAACGGCATGAAAGGTCGTGTGTTAGAACCTAAATATTTTGACATTATTGTGAGTCGTAGCAGTGTCAAAAGCATACGCTACAAGGGCGAACGCATTGAACTACCTGATCTAGTGTTGAGTAGAACAGGTGCAGGCACTAACTATTTTACACGTTCAGTAATGCGTCAACTTGAAAAATTTGGCATTCCTGTGATCAATGATGCTGACAGCATAAGTCGTGTGTCAGACAAGTTACTAACCAGCCAGTTGTTGGTCAAAGAAAACTTGCCAATCCCAAAAACCATACTGGTCAACGGTGATGTTGACATTGAGCTGATTGAGAAAGAAATAGGTTTTCCCTGTGTGGTCAAAGCCACCAGCGGTAGCAAAGGCAAGACAGTACACCTATGTCAAACCAAAAAGGACTTTGTGAGCCTAATGAGTTTGTTGAGCAGTATCAGCCTAAAGAAAACCATGATCATACAGGAGTTTGTGGATGCACAGCCTGGTACTGATCTGCGTGTTTGGGTCATTGGCGGCAAAACTGTGGTGGCTATGAAACGTATGGGTGTTGAAGGCGATTTCCGTGCCAATATCAGTCAGGGCGGCACTGCTGAACTGTTTGAAATTACTGACGAAGTGGATTACCTAGCCCGTGAAACTGCCCGTGTGCTGGGACTGCAAATAGCAGGAGTTGACCTGTTGTTTGACAAAGACGGCTACAAGATCTGTGAAGCCAATTCAAGCCCGGGCTTTGAAGGCATGGACAAGTATTGTGATCAGGACATGGCACAGCGTATTGTAGATTTTATAAAACTAAAGATTCAATGACCAAAAAAATTTTAATTATTACAGATAACTTACGGGAGCAGATCAATGGCGTGGTTACGACCTACAAAAATATTGAGGCGTGTGCAACTCGTGACGGTTATAACGTTGTGGTGTTGGATCCCGGGTGGTTCAGCTACATTGATTGCCCTGGCTACAACGAAGTCAAGATTGCCTATCCCAGGAACTTGGGCAAGAAGATTGAGGAGATATCTCCGGATTATATCCATATCGCCACAGAGGGTCCTCTTGGTCTGTGGGCTAGAGCATATCTTTCATTGGGCGATATTCGCCACAATACCGCTTATCATACTAAGTTTCCTGAAGGGTTGAAAAAGCTGTTTGGTATACCCGAAAGCCTAACGTGGCGTTTTGTACGTTGGTTCCACAAGCATAGTGGCAAGGTCTTGACCACAACACCCAGCATGGTTCGTGAACTCAAAGCACATGGCTTTGGGGGTGAAGTCATACCCTGGACACGTGGTGTGGATCGTGAGATCTTTAACCCCAGCTATCGCGTCAAAACTGTGGTAAACGGTCCTATATTGCTATGTGTCAGCAGGGTCAGCAAGGAAAAGAATCTAGAAGCCTTCTTTGAATTGGACTACCCGGGTGCCAACAAGATCATGGTGGGTGATGGTCCTATGTTGGACACATACCGAAAAGCCTACCCTGATGTCATGTTCACAGGCTTTAAAACTGGAGTGGACCTAGCACGTTACTATGCCATGGCAGATGTGTTTGTGTTCCCCAGTCAGTGGGAAACGTTTGGTATTGTTATGATAGAAGCCATGGCCTGTGGCACACCTGTAGCCGCTTACCCATGCCAGGGTCCAGAGGATGTGATTGATGAGGGTATAACTGGTTGTTTGAACACGGATCTCAAGCAGGCTGTGAAAGATGCCTTAATGTTGAGCCGACAGCAGGTTTGGGAAGGCAGTGGCCGTTGGACTTGGGAAGAAGCGTGGCACATATTCCGTGACAACCTAGTAGAGATGAAATCGGGTACAAGATAAGGTATCGCTGGAATTCGTAACCAGCACTAAAGGGCCCAGGCTCTTTTTTTATGGCTATGCAGATGCAGTGTCGATGTTCTGAATACCCTGGCTGATATGATTGAACATGGTTTGAGTAGCGTTGTTCAATGCTGGATCAGTACCGTCATTAGGTGCTGTGGGTTCAGATTCAGCTTGTTGTGCCTGCTGTTGTGCTTGTTGTTTCTGAGCAGTTTCAGCATCCATTTGTTTTTGTAGTTCAGCGGCCTTGGCAGCATCTTTCTCAGCCTTGGCTTGTGCTATGGCTTTCTTATAGTTAGCCTGTCGCATAGCATAGTCGGGATAGTAGTTGTTTCCTGGTACCTTGGGGTCGTAACGCCAGCTACGTGCTTCAGCATCAAACTGTTGTAGTGCATGGCTGGGGTTGTATCCCACGTTGTAGGCCAACTGAGCACCATATGTGTCGCAGTCTAATTCTTGCTGTACATTGCGCAGTTTCTTTTGTGGTGTTTCCCAAGAGTCGCCACGCTTGTACTTCTTACGGCCAAACCAAACTATGTGTCCCAGTTCATGACCCAGGGTAAAGGCAATGGCATCGTCCGACATGTCCCAAAATGTGCCTAGATCTATGACTATGTTCTTATCATCATTGTAGGCAATTTGATAAACACCCACACGTATGGGCACATCAAATGTATAGCCTTTAACCCAGGCCTGTTCGTTGGGTGCCATGGCCGCTATCAGCCGGTTCAATATGGCCTGCGCCCTAGCTTTAAGTTGGCGTTGTCGCTGAATCCACACAGCTTTCAGCTTGGGGTCCATCTTTTCCCAACTTTTGCCTTCCTCACTCTCCATTTCGTAGGGCAAGTGTTGTTGGCCTGCTCGTTCCATGATAATTTCATAAATCTTCATGCAATTATTTATCTGGTATAATTACAGTATGCTTGATAATATATTTAAACCCACACTGGATTGGATACGCGATGACTACACCAGTAATCGAATTCGTTTTTGTCTTGAGAGCCTTGCTTGGGCTATATCTATTGGTTGCTCTATCACTATGGCCACAACCGTGCCTAATCCTCCTCTTCTCGTCCTGTACCCCGTTTGGATTACAGGTTGTGCTATATACGCTTGGTGCGCTTTTAGTCGGCGTTCCTTTGGTATGTTGGCTAATTATGTGCTTCTTACCACAATCGACACCATTGGATTGATAAGGATGCTATGATAACAGATGCCGAACTAGACACGTTGATAAACCAATTGGATGCTGTATTGTTACAGTATAACCACTGCCCAGCACATGAAGTAGCGGGCGCATTACTCAGCAGAATAACCTTGTTAATGACCATGGATCCCTCAGTGGGCAAGCATATGCTGAAGTTTGTGTGGGAGAAACTGGACGAAATTGAACAAGCCAACCCTGGAAATATGATATGATTGATATGAAACTCAGCAAGTATTGGGTGGGCTCAAACCACCAAGAATTCGAACTGCTCAATGTCTACACAGAAGATGAAGTTAAATGGGCACGTTATAGAGACATACTAAACGATCGGCAATACCATTGCCATCTTGAAGCATTTCTCCAAAGATTCAGCCCAAGCGTAGATTAAACACCCGCGAAGCGGCTGCGAAAAATTTTTTGAGCACTGTGTAGTTATAAGCCCAGTATAACCATTCACAAGCCAATGCACAGGCCTCGGCTTGTTCTGGGTGCGGATAACCAAACACATTGACTAACCAACTGAAGTCCCGTATACTGTGTACATGAACTTGACTCACATACTTCTGTTTATACTGTTGACTATCCTAGTGATAGACACAGTGCTGAGATTGGGTTAACGAGTGACTAAGTTCATAACAGTTATCGTAACAGTGTGCCAATTGACAGGATGTGCGGCATACACAGTGGCCAATACTGTCACTTACATAGCAACGGATAAGAGCATAATGGATCATGGGTCTAGCACACTGGTTTCGGCCGATTGTGATGCAGTTCGCGTGGTTGAAAAGGGCACTTATTATTGTGAAGTTCGTGATGTCAGCACCACATACAACCGTAATGTGTTCTAATGAGTACAGCTAGCGGATGGATGGTGTTGGTGTTGGAGGATGAGTTATACTATGCGTTGGCTGTGCTGTTTGTATGCACTTGCTCATTTGGCGTGGGCATGTTGGTATCACTGATCATATACTAGACCCCGCTGTGAACAGTTACAAGATATAGTCTAATTTGGGTCGGGGCACTAATAGTGTGTCTGCCAACAACGCTAGACTGAGTCGGTCTTCCCGTATGAGAAAGCGTATGCCCAGGGGCAGTGCTGAGTATGAGTAAGCACAATAGCCCAATTGATCCATGACATCTGGATCTGTGGTGTATGAGTCATAACAAAGCAAGCGCATAGTGTATATAGCAAAAGACCCCGCTGTGACTAGTTGGGTTTCCAGTGTATATGCACTGTGTACACAATGAACGCTTCGCTTGGCCGGATTCATATGAGTACACATGTGTACGCACACTATGCACAAAAGACCCCGCTGTGAGGTATAGTGATTATGGGGATTTTGTGTGGGAAATGTGAGTAACCATTAAAACTATGCCTCTCTGCCCCACTCGCAACCGATTTTTTCTACCCTATAGCCACGGTTTGCCCTCTTGAATATGACTCATAATCCAGAATCTGTCACACTTTATCACACAATTCAACACTTTTCTGCACTTTTCTAGACCAGCTCCCTCACTGTAGATGTCTATACGCAAGTTGGTGGCAGTCTACTCACACTAGTTTGACTATATCACTATACTATATACAGTCTAGTACGGTGAAAGATAGTGTTCACTGTTAAATACTATGTCAAGACCGGAGGTGTACAATGGCAAGAGGTATAGCACAAATACGTTTTCCTACTCATCAAGCGTATATAAGTCAAACTGAAGATGGGTTAGTATGCTTTAAACACAATGACAGATCATGTGATATGGAAGTATTCCCACGAGATAATAACATAGCGGCTAGTGACTATCTACTAGAGCCCCTAAAGAACTATGAATATCACATAGCATGGAGTGAGGAATCAGAGATGGCAAAGGAACTGTGGACTCCTATTGTGTGTAGGCGGTCCAATCAGATTTAAACTGTCATAAAGGGCCGAGACGCCCAGCCCAAAACCCGCATTGTCAAGCGGGTTTTCTTTTTTGAGTAGCGCAAAAACAACACCAAAAACCATCACCAAAAAGGCTAGTTAGTGCCAACTAACTTAATACCTTTCGCCCGCAGTCGCCGTCCACCCCCACTATGTTCGAACGATGCTTATATTATACGTCTTTTAGACCATGCTGTCAACCGGGTCTTTCCCTGGTGTTGTGAAAATACAACACCGCGAGTGCGGATCTTTTGGTTGACTGGGAACTGGATCTGCGCTATAATAACACTATGACGACACGCAGAACAGCCCGCAAAGACTCCAACTACATCATCTACGAAGCCGTTTCGGAGCGTGGAGAGAACTACATTGGCTTGACCCGCAAGGGGGATGTCACAGTAGCCCGAGCCGTTAAGGAACGGTGGCGCAAGCATCTCAGCAGAGCCCGTAACGAAAACAGACTGTGGGCACTGTACATCTACTTGAAGTCGGGTGGCTTGGACATGGCTTGGGAGCATAGAGTCATCACTGTGATTAGGGGTCGTGCTGAGGCTTATGCATACGAACGATCTTTAGTCAAAGAGCTTGGCCCTACGCTGAATGATCAGTACTGTGGTTGACAGGTCATGCGTTGAGTGTTATAATTAAGGCTAAGTTAAACAAAGGAGCGAAACGATGTTCAAACTATTAAGTACCGCAAACCCCAAAATCCAAAAGGGCACCAAGCTGGGCTATCTCAGCTTTATCCTACACCTTGCACCTGCTGACTTGAGCGGACGTGAGACTTGCCCAAAACGAACGGTGGGTTGTACTGCCGCTTGCCTCAACACTGCCGGACGTGGTGGCATGTTCAAACGTGGTGAGAACACCAACATGATCCAAAAGGCACGTATCCGCAAGACACAATACTTCTTCAATGCTCGCCAGGACTTCATGCTGGACTTGAAGAAGGACATTGAGAAGGCAGTTAAGATGGCTGGCAAGCTGGGTTTGACGCCGGTGTTTCGTTTGAATGGTACGAGCGATTTGAGCTGGGAGAAATACGATATGCTCCCAGGGCTCAATGTATTTGAGTGCTTCCCTACTGTACAGTTCTACGACTACACCAAGGTTCTGGGACGCAAGACTAAGGGCATTGCCAACTACCACTTGACGTTCAGCAAGGCAGACGGCAATGACGCTGATGTGGCAGAAGCATTAATGCAGGGTATGTCGGTGGTTGCTGTCTACGATGCTATCCCAGCGGGTGTTCCGTCAGCTGATGAAACAGACTTGCGCTTCTTAGACCCTAAGGGCATTATGCTTGGTTTGAAGGCCAAGGGTCGTGCTAAGAAGGACTACAGTGGATTTGTAATCCGGTTGACAGAGACAGCGTAAGACAGTATAATTAACACATACACACACAAAGGAGCGAAACTTATGTATGACATAGTCAAAAACCCAATTCCCTGTAGCGGATTGTTTGCTACGCCCACCCTGGATCAGATTGCCAATCAAATTGATGGCTTCCCAGCAGAGACCAAAGCCCAACTGTATTTGGTAATGCAATTGACTCTCAACGCTTGCCACAAGATTGTGGAAGACGAGATCCTTTCAAAAGAGGTATTTGCGCAATGATGTTCACACTGGAAATCTACAAGAAGGATGCTCGCAAGAAAACAGGCGAGCGACTGGTTGGCAAGTACGACTATGACCGTAAGGATCGTGAGGCCATGTTGCGTGAGAGCAATGAGCTTTATGATGCTTATCCACCCAAGTTGGGCTACAGGTTTGAAATACACGAGACTTATGTGAAGAAGCATAATCTAATGGGTGGGGGTGAGTTCCAGGAACGTTATGACACTCCTCACTATTGTTCACCAGCAAGCGAATCTTATTGGAGCATGTGATGTTGACTACAGTACTTAAATGGGTAGGCACGATCCTTACAGTGGGTGGCGCATTAATGACAGCTATTGATGTGGACCCACTCAACATCTACTTGTTCAATGCGGGTGCCCTAGCTTGGCTCATTGCGGCGATCCGTATGAAAGAGCTTTCATTGATTGTGGTTAATGGAGCCCTGTTGACAATCTACATGATTGGCTTTATACTACGTATTCCAACTTAAACAAAGGAGCCGAGATGTTAACCATTCAACAAGTGAATTCAGCTATCATGTTGCAGAGCTGGACCAATACTGAATTGAGTAGCATGATTGATGCTGTCAAGTGGAACAGGGCTAACTTGGCCAAACAGGTCAAACGTTCAATCAGCGTGGGTGCCAACGTGGAGTTC